AGCTGGAATCAGGGGCTTTTCTTTTGTCTAAGCGTCAGTTTTCCACTGGACGCATTGATAGTCTTTTACGAACATTCCTTGTTGTTCAACTACCATGATGCCACCACCAATGGCTTGCATACACATTTCCTCGTCGGGGAATAGCATAGGTGCCATGAAGGTTCGGCAGTCAGTAAAGTTAATATTACAAGCTAGTATTAAGGCGGTGAACATCCACGTTCCTCCTGAACCTGCACCAGACGGTTTAAGTACCACTGGGCTTTGTGGAGGTCTTCAAGCCCATTCTTGTATCGCCAACGGTGCAGATACTTGGCGATATTCCCACGTAGGTAGCCTACAAACTCGTCGTGTGTCAGGAAGTCTTGGATGTATTCGATACACTCAATCTTACCTTGACCATAGTGTGCAGGGTGATTTACGTTATCTGTCATAGCCCCTCTTTCGTAAATGTGGTAATCCAGAGTTTACATATATCAGATCGTACGATGTCGTCAAGTGTAAACTCAATAATTGGGATCGGTAGCATGTGTTTCTTTGTAAGGTGGATAATCTTGCTAAGGCCATCCCCTTCCTTAAGATCACTCTGCTGAATGTCCCCATTCAATACAAGCGTAGAACCTTCCCCGATACGTGTGACAAGCATCTTTAGCTCTGGTAGTGTAATGTTCTGGGCTTCGTCACAGATAACGAATGCGTCGTCAAAACTACGGCCACGCATCAAGGCTAGTGGTGCAACCTCAATATTACCGTTCTTTAGTGCAGTTTCAACGACACCCTTCCCTAAGTGCCTTTCGAGAACATCTAGGACAGGCAATGCCCAAGGTGCTGCTTTCTCTTCCAGTGTACCCGGTAGGAAGCCAATGTCTTTACCAACAGGGATATGAGGACGAGTGATAACAACTTTATTAACCTCTTTCATGTGGTAAGCATTAGCAGCAAAGGTAGACACGACATAAGTCTTACCTGTACCAGCAGGGCCAAACACAATGACTTGATCAGCCTTGCTAAGTGCTTCGATATACTTAGCCTGATTTTCATTGCGGGGGGTCAAGTCAATACGAGATTTGTTCTCGTCAAACTTGGTTTTTGTGCGTCGTGTTCGCCGCTTAGGTTCCTGTTGCATTACCCCTGCCCACGGTTAGGTTTGTATGACCGCTTCTTTGACTTGTTCATAGAACTTAGTTTGGTACGAGATCGTTTATCGGTCTGTGAAGTCTTCTTGGGGTGTGGGGTTGGTTTCCAAGCAGTGCCGAGGATTTTAGCCATTATGTGTCCAGTTTAATGAGTTCAGCTTCGGTGTAAGGAATGTGGTAGAATTGTTCACCCTTTTGGATGTATCTACCTTTGGCTTCACGTAGTCGTTCTTTCGTAAGTGAGGTGTCACGGATACGCCACACTTGCTCTAAGTTCTTGTCGAAGATGTAGAAGTTAAGGAACCCTTTCTCTGACTTGTATTTCTCTAAGAGTCGGGTCTTACGTTCAGGGATACGTATCTCAGCCCAGTCTGTAGGCCAATCACCTTCCCATGCCAGTTTAACCTCAGCCTCGTTAAAGTAAGTATTACCATTCTTGGTAGACACTACATCGACATAGTAATCTTCCTTTTTGGGTTCTACCTCATGGCCACGACCCAACAGGTGCTTATGCAAAGCCTCTTTAGCTTTTGTGTCGTAGGCTTCATATAAGGCCCTGTCGAACCTCTTACGTACTGGTTTCATAACGGGCCTTCCACTAGCAGTTCCTTAAGCTCTGTATACCCACCAATGTGGACACCACCAGAGTTCCAAATTTGTGGTACAGTTTTAATCTCGGCCTTACGTAAGAGATCAAGCACCCACTTACTTTCTTTGTCCTGTATGTTGTATTCTACATACTCACGACCAGAACCTTTAAGCAGTGCCTTAGCTGCATCACAGAAGTTACATTGGTTTCGGGTTACGATAACGTACATATTTCCTCCGTAGGGTAGGAGGGGGCCTAAGCCCCCGCCAGTTACGTTAAGTCCACAATCTCACAAGAGTCCCCAGAGCAAGCAAAGGTCTGACTGGATTTAGTCATATCTTCACTCTCGTACTCTGATAGCTTTGCCCAGTCGATTTTAGTGGGCATCACCGATAGCAACTCCTCGTACTCAGACTTACCAACCTCTTGATAGGGTGCCTGTTGGTAGGTGTGTTCGTTGTATGGTAAGAACGATACCCCAGACATCTCATCAAAGTGTTCGTAAACAAAAGCACCAACATTAAACCACTCATCCTTCTTGACGTTGATTGTCACGGAGGGCTTATGCTCACACCAGTGTCGTTGATATGCCAACCACATCTCTAGTTGTTCAATAGCAGTAAGGTCTTCCGTAACAACCGCACCCTCTGGTGATTTCATCGGGAACGAGAACACAACAGTCGAGTCAGGCTTCATTACACAGGGTTCACTTGGGATACCTTGATCCTTCATAAACTGTGTCAGTGGGTCTTTGATGTCCCCTCGTACAGTGCGGATATAGTACTTACTATGACGAGCATGGATACCAGAGGCAGAATCAACCAACTGGCTAACAGTCCCACTAGGCTTGACGCAGGTAATAGCTGCACTAACAGGAATGCCAAGACGATTAGCCCATTTAGTATTAGTAGCAATCGCAACATTTCGTAAGTGTCCTAACGTCTTTTCTAGTGCTGCATTCTGTGTCGTCAGCAGCGGGTTATCCATAATGCCAGTCAGTGACACCCCCAGCAAGCGTTCCTCTTCTGTGTTCCGTTGCCACACCTTCCGCAAGTACGGGAAGTGAGTATAGGTGGACTGGATAGTTCCCAGAATAGTTGCCAACTCGACTTTTCGAGATAGAGTGTCAATAGTGTCTGTAGCACGGACGACAACCTCAGTAAGATTGCAGAACTGATACGGACGAAGAATAATTTCGCTGCAGGGGTTAGTACCAAACTCCCAGTCTTGTTCTCGTCGTCCATTCTTAGCCGCCTGCTTTACTGATGCCTGTCGGTTAAAGATACCACGTTCACCACTACCACTCTCTACCAGTGCCATCCACTCACGCATAAAACTCAGAGCATCAGGCTTTTCGGTATACGACACAGAGTTGTTAGCCAAGGCACGTTGTGGTTCGTTCTCCCACCATGCACCACTCTTAGCATGACGCATACGATCATCCGACAAGTTAGACAGACTGATCATAGCACTGCGACGTACACCACCTACAACAACTACCTCACCGATCTTACACATAATGTCGTGACATTCGATGCTGGATAGCTTGCGCCCCTTAGCCCCAGCAAACTTAGTTACGACAAAGTTGAACAGATCGATCAAAGGTGCAGGCCCAGAAGCACGACCACCAAACGTCTTCAACTTAGCACCTGCGGGACGTACTTTGGAGGTATCCCACTTAGGAATTTCACCACTATAAAGCAGTGCAATAACCTGACGTAGAGCCTTAGCCCAACCCTCTTTGCTGTCCTTAACGATCACTGTCGTGTCACTCTTGAACAGGTTCTCAGGCACCTCTGGTAGTTTGTTAACATACTGACGTTCTACAGAGAACCCTACACCAGTGCCACAGAGCAGGATGAACATAGCCTCATCGAAGCTCTTAGGGTCGTCTACAGGCAGGTAAGAGCAGTTGTAGCCTGCAGTATTGTCACGAGCTAGAGCAGGCCCAGCGGTCATCATAGCACGCATAGAGGGCATAATCTCTAGGTTCAGGATAGCCTCTTCAATCTCGTCTAGATAAAACTCGTCACGGGTCTTAGGCACCACTACGTTAGCCATGTAACGATAGACAGTCTCTTGCCAAGTTTCACGTCGGTTCTCTTCGTCCAACCACCGAGCATAACGGCTGGTATGGATAAAGGATTGGTAATCAGTGGGCAGGTAGTTGTTCATTCTTGCTTGTCCTTACACTAAGTCTTTCAAATCTGGTTTAGGGTAGTCAGGGTTCTTGATGATCTTACCATCAGCCCGTCGTTGAATAGAGCCATCAGGTTGAATGCAGCGACCAACATTGTTCTTATGAACACGGTAGACAGCTTCATCCAGTTTCCAGCCCATAGCGTTAGCATAACCATAAATCACATACACAAGGTCAGCTAACTCTTTTAATTGTGGTATTGTAGTTTCACGAACGTATTCTGATCGCCACTCATCAAACTCTTCTTGGATCAGAGTAGCATATAGTGTCGGGTTTGGCATCTGTTGCATAAGACGGGCAAACTCTTGCGTCATACGAGTTGGGCCTTTCAGATCGGTCTTGTCGTATTCGTAGTAAGCGTAGCCCATTGCTTCCATGTCGTCACGAGTGATCATTAGATCATCCTTCCGTAGAATTGTATCGGGTCAATATTATTGTCCGTACCATCGAACAGATACCAGCAACAATTATCTTTGCCTGTACTCTTACTGCCCTCAATCCACTTTACTCTACCAACACTCACGATCTTCTTACAATATGTAATATAAGTAGCAGATTGTTTAGTGTGCATCCAGTCAGCATCGAACAAAAGCCACATAGGTGCAACCTCAATCCAATGCTCCATGAAGGCATGTAGGAACTTCCGTTCCCACGGTGGGTTAGTGATTATGTATTCTACCATACCCTCGGGGAAATACAGGTCAAGAGCATCGTTCTGATAGATACCCTCAGCCCGTGGTTCAATGTCAGAGGCGAACACACAACTTGCATTACCACCAGTCAACTCAGATAAGTGGTTAATAAGACGACCATCACCAGCACAAGGTTCCGCAAAGTCAAACTGGCCATAAGGTAAATGGTCAATCAGAGGCTCTACAGCTTCAATAGGAGTAGGGTAGTAGTCACGTTCAACACGTTCAAAGTTACTCCTCTTGCCCATCATCTAACTCCAATGGTTCAATGCTAGTCTTAAAGTGTTTAACGACAGCATAAGCCTCGTCTAGGGTGTCGTACCAGAGGTTTACATACCCTACCTTGTCGCCTTCACTAACCTTTGCCACGATCATCCAGTTCCAGTCGTAGGGGATGCCCAGCTCTTCCAGTTCGTCTTCTGGCAGGTCATCACGACCAAAAGGGCCATCCTCAACTCCCCATACTAGGGTCTTGGCCTCGGTCGGTTTTACCGTCCCAGTAACCTCTGTCGTAGGCGGCTCTGACCAACTCTTGAGCTTCTCTCCGACATTCCATAATAGTCGCCCAAATACGCCCCGAATGCTCATGTTCGTCAATTTCCTCTGGTGTGTATGGTTCTCGTAATATAGCACTCTTAGGCGCACGGTCAAGAAGTCTCATTCGCTTTAGTCCTTGTCAGTTCCAGATAGTGGTCAAGTCCAACCATAACTATCCACTCTTTCCTGTCGGCACGAAAGAAAACAACAGGTTCATATTGACCGTCTTGCTTTGCTTGGTCGTACCAGTCGTAGACTGTTGCTAACGACTTCCTACGTTTTACCTCAATAGACAAGGGGAGTAAACCCCTTGCCTTTGGGGAAAGTTGTATGTCTTCGCCAGATTGTCCCATAGCAGTGGAACGAACATCATCAGGCTCAAGCTCTGGGAAAGTCTTTAGGATAGCATCCCGGATTTCCTGTTGCCCTAGTCGTCCTTTGGCTTTCGATGATCTGGCGGTTGCCATAGTTCTTCTTCCCTTCGTCTTAACCACAGTAGCCTTGCGTTCTCAACGACACGTTCAATGTCACCGTCATACGCTTTAAGAACGGCATCCCATAGGTCGTCTTCGGTTTCACAACCTTCAAGCATTTTACTAGCCTTTGCTGGACCAACTCGGTAGAGGCCAATGATATTATCAGCAGAGTCACCAGTCAGGATTTGCTTATAGAAGAACTGCAATCCATCCCAATCATCTACCGTATACCACTCGTCCCTACCGAAGTTGTAGTGCCTGCACGGTATCTGCATCATATCCTTGTCTATTGAAGCCACTATGGTGTCGGGGCCATAGCGTGTAGCCTCAATAGCAATAAGATCGTCCGCCTCTTCACCGTCACTGACAATAGCATTCCATTTCTCTACCATGTGTTCTCGTACAGCATGTAACCAGATAGGCTTAACACCATCTTTACGGTTACCTTTGTACTCGTAACTCTTAGCAATA